CAACAAGAGCTGTTTTACCCGCACCATCGTGGGAAACAACAGCAACGTTTCTAATTTTATCACTACTGTACTCTTTCATCGGAATCGCCTCCTTATTGGCAAATTACGGCTTTTGCTAATACATTTCGACACTTCAATAGAAAAGTCCTCTTTTTATGCCTATCACGATCACGCTTCCAGCAAATCCACCAAAGATCGCTTTAAAATCAAATGCGCTTTCTATGATCATCTTGATGACGGCTGGAATTTCTTTGAAATTTAAAACGATCGCGATGATAGCTAGTAAGATGTAAGTAAGCGCCATGAAAGGCACGATATATGAGCTAACTTTGCCGATGATGTGGCTCTTGCTAAAAAACATCACCGCCGCAAATGCCGTTAGGATGAGGCCAATCCCCACAGGCTGGCGGTTCCCCCGCGGGAGAGCCGCGAGCTTTAGGAGTTTGGGTTCAAAGCGTTCATCATGTCGGTAAAGAACCCGGTGAACAAGGTCATGGGTACACGCCCTGTCTCAGGGTCGCGGAGCGTCTCGAACACGTCCTGCTTTGCCTCGGCACCGAGCAATGACTCCACCGCGGAGAACATTCCCTTGGGGTTGCCTTCGTCAATCGCGAGCAGCTGCTCCATCAGCTCCGCATCATCCAGCGCGGCGGGGTCTACCTGCCAGGTCTTGCCGCGCAGCTTCACCTTCACGACCGGCGCGCCACCTGCAGCCTTCTTGTCACTGGTGCGGGTAAACGCGTAGTTCTTCTCCGACATGAGGGGTTTCCTTCCAAATCAAAACGTATCGGGTAGGGTTTCGTTGGGGAAGCGAGCGCGGCACGCCCCCACCTTGGTGTGTGCGGCCTGTGGCTCCAGAAACCCTCAAAGGGAGCCAGCCGCAATGCATAACCAGAAGAATGGGCGTGCCGCAAACCTAAACCAGCCTATTAGAGCTTGGTGCCCAGGTGCTTGTACGCCTTCACACCCTGCGAGTCAGGGTACGCGGTGACGGTCACCTGGTAGCCGACAGCCTCGCCGTTCTTGTAGGTCACCTCGCCACGCTCGGTTACCTGACCGTCGGGGATGACGATACGCAGAACCTTCTTGCCGTCCAGAACGTCCAGCACGAACGTCTGGTGCGGGGACTGGGCGCCGGTCATCTTCACCAGCGACCCGTTCGCAGCGGCATCCGCGTAGAACAGCTTGAGCACTTCCTCGTTCGTCTCGATGAGCGTGAACTGGAAAGTGACCTTGTGCGAGGTCTGGATGACACGCACCACGTCACCGTTCTGCCAGGCCTTAATCTCACTGGTGTCAGAGTCGATGCTCTGAGTCACCCCGTCCTCGCTAATGTAGCCAAGGTCCTTCAGCTTCACGTCCACCGGGGCGGTCGCGTTAGCAGGGGTTGCGGTGCCGATGGCACCAACGTAAACGCCGCCGGTAACAGCGACACGCACATTATCAGCAACAAGCGCCATAACGTGCTCCTTCCTGCCCCACAACAGGGGCTATAACTGGTCTATCTGCGTGTTCCGGTACGTCACCGTGAAGTTCATCCGGAATCGCGGGATCTTATCGTCAGGGTCTGGCATCCACACCACACCCCCCACAGGCTCTACACCGTAGACGAGCACGGGCTGTCCATTGCTCACGAGGATCTCCTGGTTCACGATGCTACGCAGCGCACCTCGCAACATTTCCGCTGCGTTGTATGCATCCTGCGCGGTGGAACCCCACACGTCGGCAATGAATGCTCGTTGCCCATGCGCCGGGGACCCCTCGGCACCACCCGAAGGGGTGAACACCGCGAACACGCCGGCCGGGCGTGGGTTTGGCGGCTCTGCTACATACACCGGGGAACTCCACAAGCTTTTTGCCTCCTTGCGGAGCGCTGCGAACACATCCGGAGCATACAAATTGCCAGAACCAATCTGCGGTGTCATCGGTTCCACCCGCCTACGGCCTTGGACAGGGCACCGTGCTTAGCTTCCGCCCGGACACCAGCGGCACCGGTTGGGTAGACACGCGCCACCGCTGTTTTCGCGCCAGCTTTCGCGGAGGACGCGAACCCGGCACCGGCGCGAGCCTGAACCTTCGCCGCCTCCGTGTTCAGGGCGGCAAGCATCTCCGGGCTGGTGCGTAGACCATAGAATCCTGCCAGCGTCAGCTTCACCTTCGTCTTGCCCATACTCGTCTGTCATCCTTCCAGTCGTTTGAGATTGATACGGTAACCCGCCTCGAATCCGAAGGGGCCGTGCGTGTAGTCTTCTGGCCAGCCGACGCACTCGTACAGCACCCCGTCCACGGTTACCCTGTCGCGAGGGCGGGTGAACCCGGTGGGAGCGTACAGGTCAAGGTCACGGCGAACCCCGGTCGCGGTATCCCGAATCTCAGAATCCGCGCCCGGTGAAGCCCACCCAAACACCTCAACCTGCACCGCAGCACTCCAGCCCCGAGTAGGGGAACCCCAACTATCAGGTGTTTCTTCAGTCCAGGCCGAGTGTGAAACCGTGAACCGGGGTTTGAGCCACCCCATGCCCGTCACCTCCCATCCCGCAACCGGAGGCAGGGAATAGGTTAATGGTGGTGGCGCGCTGCGACCCGACCCCGAGCAGCTTCTTCTCAGCTCGGGATAGGTACAAATCCCCGTTCGGGTTCGCGAAGCTAACCTGTTGGTTAAAAGGGCCTGCGGTCTGCGTCAAAGATGACGCGCCCTCCACGAATGCCCCTGCAGCCATGGCGCGCTTGACCATCCGGCACGCCACAATCGTGATAGCCTCTGCCGGCAGGTTGAACCAGCCGGGCGCTGCCGCACGGATGAGTACGCCCGCATCCTCAAGAAGGACACGAGCATGCTCTTCGGAGCCCGGCGGCATATCCGGCCAGCGCGCCCGCAACGCCTCCACGGTGACCTCGGGAAAATCATCCATCATCACAGGTCACGCACCTCCAACCCAGGTTAGAGGGTGTACTTCACGAAGTGGGCGTTGGACTCGATGAGCCAACCGAACTCTGCCTCGGCGCGAATCGCGACCAGGTTGTTCTCCCACAGAGAGACCAGCTGGTTGCCAATCGTCACGGTGGACTCGGTAGACACATCGAAGTTGATGCCACCCACAGTGCCCCACAGCGCCTTCGAGAAGTCACCACCGATACCGACCACCGAACCGGCGGCGGTACCGTTCGCCACGGTATCAGCGAACGAAGCGGGACGACCCAGCACGGTACCGGAACGCACAGCAGCGGTTGCCACGGTCGGCTCAGGCACGAACAGCGGGCGACCGTTAGCATCCACCGAGGCGTTAAACAGCGGCTCAGCAACGTCATCGAACACGAAGCCGTTGAGCTTCTTCTTGTCCTTCACCAGCAGATCCAGACCTGAGTTCAGGTCGGCAAAGATACCGCCCTTGTTCGCGGGAGAAGTACCGAGCTTCACAGCCTTGCTGGTGGAGGCGAGGTTAGTACCAACACCGAACGGGTTCGAGGTGCCGTGAATAACGGCATCGTCGAACGCGCGAGCAAACGACTCAGCGATCTCCTGACGAAGGACTTCCATGTAGTTACCGGGGTTCGCACGGACGACCTCGGCGGAGACCACCGCGATGGCGGCAATCTTCTTCGGGGTCATGGTCTTCATGGTCAGCCCCGCCTGGGTGGTGGGCTTCTTAGCGCCTTCTTCCACCCAGGAGGCGGTGGGCTTCTCAGTCAGGACGGGGATAGCCTCACCAGAGACAGAGAGAGGCACCTGACGCGCCAGAGACTGCACCACAGAGGCCTTCTGAACCTCTGCGAAGTATGCCTGCGCAATCTCGGGGCGGATAAACCCGGCAAGGTTGCTGGTCTTAGTTGCGGCGGTAATAGCCATAACGGTTTTTCCTTTCCTAGAAGAGGATTAGCTAGATGCCGAGGACGCCCTTGAGCTTGTCCAGTAGCGGGTCGCCATTGAGCGCAAGCCCCGCACCTTCACCCTCGGTCTTGATGACGGTGCGGTTACCCGCCGCACCACCGGTAGCACCGCCGTGGAGCAGCTCAGACAAGAGCGCCGCGTGTTCGGTCAGCTCCTTCTGCGTCTCCCCGCGCAGGACGGAAGCGGGAACACCGTACTCGGTGGCGGCGGCTTCACGCCATCCGCGCACCTTCTCCGCGTGCTCGAGCTCGGCTAGACGCCCTTCTGCCTGCTCGGCGCGTGAGGTCAGCTCGTCCACGGTGGCTGCCTTCTCGCGCAGGTCGGCGTAGTCGGCAAACTTTGCACGTTCACGCTTGAGTCGCTCGGCGATAATGGTGTCGAGCTGGCGCTGTGAGGTGATGGTGCGGAACGCGGGTTCCTCCATGTGCTCGTGCTGCGCCGCCGCGACATCCGCGGGGGTTACCTGCGGCTGCTCGGAGGCTTCTGCCGTCTCGACTGTGGTGTTCTCACTCATAGGGTTGCTCCTTGCTTCTTAAGCACCAACACCACCCGGTGCAGACGAAAACTCGTCTACACGGGTGGTGTTGTAAAAATATGTTCTATATTCGGTTATGCCGCCCAAAACCCCGGACGGAAAGGGAAAACTATGTTAGAAAGGCAAAAGCGCCAAATCGTATGGAGTGCCAGCATAAACATCCGGCAGCTCGCCATTAGCTACCTTCTCACGATACAAAAGGGTTACTTCGCTAAAGTCGAAGGGGAATTCCTTAGCTTCATACCTACGATTGATCTCTGCTAAACCCCACTCATATTCGGCACCGGGGCGTGCCGCCGGAGCATTAAAATAACGCCCATTCAACTCAGCTCGCTTCCACCCCTCCGGAGTATTTACATCAAACGTGGGCTTCGTAAAATCGAACGGAGCACGCCAATACTCAGGGTCTTCACGATAATCGTAAGCTTCTTCTGCGATCTCGCTACTCATGGGGAGTCTCCTGATAATATGCAAAAACCAGTGGGGAACCGTCAGGCATACTCCTGACGTTTAATATGTCAAGCATACCACCGCGCAATAACAGAACTTCCCGCTGCCCCCGATATTTCTCTGTGTGTTCCCATACCGGCGCAAGCCCAGACCCTGCAGGAACATACACGCGCATCTGAACTCGTCCGCTGCCAGTTTTTACCCCACTAGGTTTATCAGCAGTAGCGATATACGGTCTATGCTCTATGGAAGAACCCCGAAGCGAGTACAACTCCTGAACCTTGCCCACACCGAAAGTCTCCAACGGAGCCCACCGCGAGACCGTAAACGGTTCCAAAGCCACCGACCGGTCAATCGCGCTATCCAGCTCACGACGAAACTTCTTCAGCTCAGGAGTCCAGGGAACCTCACCCAGAATCGCCTTCTGTAGCCGCACATAATCCGGTGTCCCACCCGGCTGTTTACCTTCTGCCCAGCGCTGTAACGCTTGAGCATCCTGCTTGGTGTGTTCTGCCGACACACGCGCAGCAACACCATCTCCAAGAGGGATATCCTCACCAGCCCATACCTGATCCGCCGGTTTACGGCCGTACACCTCGGGAAACATTAGCCCCATCTGCCGCGACACGTCCCGATCAACAAAGCGTGTTCCAGGCTTCGACTCCGCACGCAACGCCGCAACAGCCGCATCATACCGAGCCTTATACACGCCAGGATCGTAACCCTCCACCGGGTTCTTGCCCTCAAACCCGGGCACCACCTGGCAATCGCACTTGTAATGGAACCGCATAAACAGACCGGCGCTCTTAGGGCTGGTGTAGACGAACCCGCGCGAAGCGAGCATCTCACACCAGGTGCAGGTGGAGCCTACCGGCACGCGCCCGAAACGCTTCGCCACCGGATCAGCCACCGCAAGCTGCGTTACCTTCTCACGCCCGGCATGCTTGATGAACTGGTCGAGTCGCTCGGACAGCACCGCCAGTGCACGCTCCACATCCACGTTCGGCTCTTCCAGCCACTGCGAAGCCCACCAGACAGCAGCGCTCAGCTTCCTGCGATCCACCAGCGGCACCTCAACAGAAGGCAGCGGAGTAGACTCCCCCACAGCAAGCTCCCGCAGATACCGGTACCATTCCTCACCCGAAACTTCAGCCTGCACACGGTACCCGTCCACCAGCGAGATGAACATGCGGCGGGCCTCTTCACGCACCATCTCCCACGGCGCGCCCTGCTCAACAAGCTCCCTGATACGTGCCTCAAACAGATCTGTAGCTTCCGCCACGATACCGTTCAAACCTTCGGCGAGGTACCTAATATCCTGCATATCCATACCGGGGGTACCTCGCCATCATTCCGTTATTCTGTTACTTCAAACTCACCCAGCGGTTGCTTCGCGAGCTTCTCCTGCCGCTGAGCTTGCTCAGCGTCCTTACGTTCCTTGTACTGCTTATAGAACCCAAGCGCTTGGACGCCTTCGGCGCGGCGCTTATCGTTCATGAGTCGCTCCGCCGTCGCTGCACTGTATCCGAGCTTCTCCAGTACCACGCCGGATTCCGCGAGCCACGGCATGACCTGCACCTGCTTCAGCACAGCATCCGCCGCCGCCGCATCCGAGACATGCACCGTCGGTGCGAAGTGCGCCTGTACATTTGTTGCTTCCTGGGCGGTCTCCCACCCATGCCGCAAAGCCACCGTCAGCACAGCAACCTGACGCAACGCAGACTGGAACCCCCTGATACAGCGCTCCGCCGCCAGCCGCAACGGGTCGCGCTGCGACTGAATCGCTGAATCACTCGAAGGGTTATCAGAGGGAAAACCAAGCTCATCCAACGGGATAGACGACTCCGCCGCCAGCAACGCCGCCCACTGTCGCAACTGCTCAGTATGCGGCTGCATCGACATCTGTGAGAACTGCTGAATCTGCGGCAGCTCACCGTTCTCATCCCTACTAATCGCGAGCATCTTCGACATGACTGCGTCCCACTTCGACGCTTCCAACGCCTCCGGGTCCGCACCCAAAATCGCGCGCTGCGGCGTCGAGAAAAACTCCGCCGCAACCTCGGAACGCACAATCGTACGCACCGCCGAATCCGTGAGCGACATGACCGCCCGCGTAATCCGTGAGCGCCCAAACGGGCGGCGCAGGTCAGCCCCCACCACCAGAGCAACCATCAAAGGACGCCCCACTGGGTTCGGCAACACAACAGCGGTAGCCTCAGCACGCTCACCAGCCGCAGGGAACCCGAGCACCACCGTCTTATCCGGCAGGTACACGGTTACCTCGCGCACCGTCACGTCCCCAAACTCGTCCGTATCCGTACGAGTCACAGACAACCCGGCGGCGAGCGAGCGCTTGCGCTGATCCCACAATCCGGTAGCCCAGTGAGCGCTACGCGGCAGCCAAAGAACCTCCGGCTCGCCCGCCTCAGTATCGCCCTGAGTGACCGTGATGAACGCGCACGAATTAATCAGAGCGGAGGATGCCGCCTGGGCGAACACCTCCTGAAAATCGTTCTGCGCCACCAACTCATTCAAACCAAACGGGTCGGTATTGCTCTCTTGAGTCGAGATGAACTTCTCAAATCGGATGCGGTCAGCAAGCACATCCACGGTCTTGGCAGGCCATCCGAGCACCGAATCGATATTCCGCAGCTGCGGAGGAATGGAGATGCCCAAATCTTTGAGTCCTACACGCTGGTCGTAATAGTTCTGTCGCACCCGGTTCCTGGCGCGCTTGGCCTGTAGCTGGTCTCGCATGAGCCGTAGCTGCGCCAACTCGGTGGGCGTAAAAATATCCCCACCATCGGCGGGGATAGGGAAGAAGTCACTCATACGCTAATCCTTTGTTTCCGTGCGGGGTTTCTCCTGGTAGTGCGTGCAGCCCAATAAGCCAGCGTGGCGGCTTCAAACATCGTGACACTGCCACCTTCTGCTGCTTGCCAGCCGAAACCTCCTCGGTTGCCAATCTTTCGGCGGGTGCATGAGAGCACCTGCTGAGTGAGCTCAGGCTGGTTGCTATGAGTGAGGTCCTTGCCGATGACTGCCTGGTCGACCATTGCGTGAGCAACGATAACCTGGTCTAGTGAGGGCTGCCAGATGAGCGTCTTGGATTTCACGCCAGCTTCACGGAGCGCGTTCGTCAAGTAGCCGACGCCGGCCTTACCGTCGATGACAATCTGGGCGGCGCGGGAGGCATGTTCAGCGAGGAAGTCTACGAGCCAGCCGGTGCCGTGAGACAGAGGCATAGATTGCAGACCTTCGATGAAGATTGGGCCGCCGGTATCCGGGCGGCGCGCCACAGCGAGCGCGACTTCCATACCGTCGGGCGAGAATCGCACGCCGAATACGGTGCGGCCTTCCTTGGGGGCTTCGCCCTCGCAGGCGTGCCATGCTTCGGGGGTGAAAGCTGCCTGTGTTGCGGCGGCTTCGTCCCAGATTCCGAGTGCCTCACGCCTGAATGAATCGGGAGTGAGGTTCTTGCGCATGCGTTCGATTGCGACGGCGCTGACTCGGGTCGGGAAGGACGGGTTGGCTTTAGCCCACTGCTTCTTATCGTCGGCTCGGGCTCCGGGGTCGGCTGCGCACTCGATATAGAGCTTGTCGCGGTCCCCCGCGAGCGCTTCGGCGCGGTGTCGTGTGAAAACCTCGCTCGGGTCGGTCGGCTTCGGCGGGGTGCCCATCATCAGCACCAATCCGTTCGGTGCGGCGTTGGTCGCAGGGAGCATGTCGTCGAGCGCCTTCTCGGTGAGAATCTGCGCCTCATCCAGCACAATGACGTCCACCTTGGCGAAGCCGCGACCAAAGCCGGATTCGCGCGCGCCGAAGAGAATTCGTGAGCCATTCGCGAACTCTACGGCCTCCTGGCCGGCGCCGCGGCGGACATGGGAGATGAACGGGGCAACCGCCGGGCGAGCCGCAATGCCCTGCATAGACTGAAAAGTTTCGTTGTGGGTGCGAGCGCGATGCGCCGACCAGAGGACGAGCGTATTCGGGGAAGCAATGCAGGCGGCGAAGATAAAGCCAGCAATCATGTGGGTCTTGCCGACCTGTCGAGGTAGACTCAGCGCGGCGCCACCCACGCCGGCGGCATAGAACCCGTCCTTGCGCTTCGCGAAAACCAGGCGGCCAATATCCACCTGCCAGCTATCGAGTGGGTAGGACATCTTGATTAGCTGCCGAGCAATGGACGGCCAACCGGTCGCCACAATTCCAGTAGGTATCTTGAGCTGTGCGGCGACCTCAGAGAGTGGACGGGTCGAAGGGGGCATCTTCTTCATGATGGTGCTCTCCTTCAATCTCTGCCCCGTACTGCTGCTCTAGCTGTTCGAGTTCCTCGATGTCCTTGTCGAGGTCCTGGAATCGGCGTGCGAGCGCGGCTAGGTCACGGGCCAGTGTGTTTGGGTTGTCAATGTGCGCGGCGAGTTTGCTGCGCAGGGCACGGAGCCTGTCGAGGCGGGTGCCGTTGGCGGTGGCATGAGAAAGGGAGCCTTCCTCTTGGGTGGCTCCCTCAAAATCGACAGGTTCGAGCTGCTTAGGCTTGCCTTTGCTCAAGGTATCACTCCTTGTCGAACCCGTATTATGTGGAAATTTGCTGTGGATATATCGCTATCGCCGGAGGGCGCGAACTCGTCCCCGGGGGAGGGGGTACCCCCCTGGTCCTGTTTGCTTCAGGTGGTTTGCCCCGGTTGATGATGTCCCCCTTATAGCGGTGAGAGGTCGCCGGCTGGGGTGGATGGTTGGGGCTAAGGTTGGGGCTAAGGTTGGGGCTAAAGGATCAGCGTTGTTTTCGGTCGAATCGGCTCCGCAATTCTGATTGTCTTGCGAGCCTGAGAGCGTTTGCCTCCAAGCTTTCCACCGAGACGTTGATTGCATTGGCGGCAGATGACGCGAACATTTTCCGCAACGTCTTTGCCACCTTCAGCGTGAGCTGTCACATGGTCAAGCTCAGGAGAGTTCGGCTGCTTGCTCCTGTGCCAATCGTAGGCAACGAAACAAATAGGACAGCGCATGTCGCCGCGCTCAAAAGCTGCAGCGAGCTCCTTCTTCCGGAGGGTCTTCCAGCGAGCGGTGCCAGTTCGGCTAGTCGCCATTGCTTCCTCCTTCTTCCACTATTCATTTGTAGCTTGCGGGCTGGTACCTGGTGGGGGAGGCTATATGCTTTCCCTCCTCCCCCACCAGAGGAAGAATCCGACACGATTGAACATGTCTCCCGCATCATTACCCCCCCCTGCGAGGCAGAGGACACACCAGTGGTAAGCGGGATAGTCTAGCGTCATCATCCCCCCTTGTGCAACCACCCCCGTTACACACCAGAGGACAGCCTAACCAGGGTCTCCTCCTCCTCGTCGGCAGACAGCAGATTCCAGAGGAAAGCGCGCGGCCAGATTGCCGAGCAGGCCGAGCACTCGACACGTTGCACCTGCTCCCCCTCGATGTCCCAAACAGCAACCAAGCAGGGCTTCTGCACCGTCGCACCGAATTCATCTCGACAAATTCGGAGCTTCTGGTGGCAGACAGGGCACACGCGGTCTATCGGTGTGCGGCGGGTAGGTTGCAGATACTCCTGAATCTTTGACACCCACTCACTCCACTCCTCCCCAATCCAAACCAGAACAGGAAGACTAGCATGAGCGATATGAGGCATGACGGCACGCATGGTTTCAGATGGGGACTTCCCCGCCGGCACCCCAACAGCTGCCGCAGTCTCCGCAGCAGAGTGACCAACCGCAGTCCACAAATCCAACGCCGCAACATCCAATGGCGAGCGCGAGCCAGAGGACGATGGACCCTTCCCGTGTTCAGTCCCCTGTTCAGTGACAGCCTGCCGAAGCTGATCTAGCAACGCCATTTCCAAGGGAGCATCTTCGAGTGTCTCAGCTGATGCCCCTATGTCCTCAGCTCGGACGTGGGCAAAGGCCAAGACATTCAGGATGGCTCGCACCCGGCGGCGCATCTCAGTGGTATCTTGCTCAGTCATTGACTCAGCTCCTTCACGATTGCTGTCCACATGTCAGGTCTCCACACTCCAGCGTCCTGGCCAGCTGAAGCGAGCGCGTCGAGCCACTGGATTTGTGCTGCGGAAACTCGCCCCTTCATGGTCTTCAATTCTCTGAATAGGGTTCGCCGCTTGATGGGGTGGACGAGTACCAGGTCCGGGAATCCAGCCGGCGAGCGGCGGGAGTCATGGGTGTGGTAGTGCATCCAGCCCAGGCGGGTTGCCAGGGTGATGATTGCTGATTGGAACTGAGCTTCAGTCATGGTTCGTGCATTGAGCATCAAATAGTCTTGTGCTTTCACGCTTCTACCTCCTGGTTCGGCGGGTGCGGGTGCGAGCTCGGCGATGACGAGAGCGTTTAGGTTCAGAGGTGGCCAGGTTTTTAACGGCTTCCCCGTCCCGTCCCGACCCGGCGGATTCGAATCCGTCACCCTTCGGATTCAAATCGGATTCGAATTCCTCCCAATCGTGGAAGGGCTCTTGAGATGAGGGTTTGGGTACGACGAAATGGCCGTTGGAGTCTCCCCTAGTCTCCGGTGCACCGGAGACCGGGG